GTGTTGCATCATTTGAAAATGTATGTGAACAGTAGCTATAACGGCAACAACAGCAACAACAGCAACAACAGCAACAACAGCAACAACAGTAACAACAGCAACAATATTTCTTCATGCGTCAATGTATAACACGTTCAGTTGTTTTCGAGATTTATATTTTAGTATATCCAATTCTCTCGACGTTGTTGGAAATAAATCGCGCCCGTAAATATCTTGTAAAAGCAACCATTCAAACATTCCTCCCGTGTAAATGAATACATTTTTTATTCCAAGTTTTACAAGTTGTTCATATTTTGAATAAATTCTTTCGTCATTTGAATTGGTTCCGTATACAATAATTGTAATGTCGTTTGAATTTAAATTCGAATACTTGTTTTTCAATACTCCATTTATCATTTCTTCTTCTTCTTGTATTGGAATTGTGCTTTGAATCAAACACGACTGCCAAGTTTTATCCATTGTGTTTATAATTGCATATTTTTTTCCGCTATTTTTATTATTAAATGCATTATTACATGCATATTGCATATCTTCATAATTTATTTTATTTTTTGAATGATTTGATCCCATTTTTAATTTAATTTAATTTTTAATTTAAATAATAATAAATAAATAATGAAATATAAAATACTCAAGATAAATATAAAATACTCAAGATAAATATAAAATACTCAAGATAGATATAAAATACTCAAGATAAATATAAAATACTCAAGATAAATATAAAATACTCAAGATAAATATAAAATAGTCAATTAAATAAAACTGTACATATTTATTTAATATTTTTTAAACTTTAATAATTTCTTTTATTCTTTATTTTTTATAAATACATGTGTTGACATTTATAAAAAATTGATTTATGATTTATGGAAAAAATAATTGATAACACCCATTCGCTGACAAGACAAGACAATAGAATGAATTACTTTAATCATTCAGCCAACTATTCAATTATCACGATGGATGGCAATAACACAAATAATGGCACACTCATTGAAGATTTAAATTCAAATCCGTATGATGAAAATTTGATGAATGGTTTAATTTACTTCGGAGTATCATTACTATTTGGAGTTCCAATATTAATGTTCCTTTTATGCGTTTATAAAATGAGAGGAGATCCACCCTGTGATAATCTAAAAGAAGCGTGTTGTTGTGATTTTTGCTAATAAAAAATTTACAAAACTATTTTTTCTAGTTATTATATATAAATTTAAATTATAAATATCAAAATAATATAAATGTCTAAAAAATTAAAAACTGTTGGACTGTTAGAATTGACTGGTCCGTTTGACCAAGAAGATGCTGGATTGAAACAAACATTTGAATATTATTGGAAAAATGCTAAAAAATATGGATTAGATTTTGAAGAATTTCCAATTTATGATACAAAGGGAGATGTAAAAACGAATTTGAAATTTTTAAATAGATTTTATAAAAAAGGATATCGTATATTTATTGGTTTTTCACGATCGTCCATTTTAACAAAAGTAATGGATTGGTTTAAACAACATCCGGATGCAGTTGGAATTTCGGCTACATCAACAGCATACTCTTTGGCTGTTAAAAAAAATATTTATAGAATGACGCCAATTGAAGCAGGTATACGCATTTCTCTTGAAAATGATATTAAAAATGATCCAAATCTAAAAATTTATTACTTATATCAAAAAAATGATTTTTTTTCAACCGATTATTTAGAATCATTTAAAAAAATCCAATCGATTTCATCAAGGTTGATTGTTTGCGAATTTAGTAAAACAATTACAACGAATCAACTTAATGAATATTTAAAAGAATCAACTTATAAAGATCGCATTATAAACGGCTTAGTAGACATTGATTTTTTAGAATTATTTAAAACACTTAATTATACCATAAAACCATACATTTATGATGGTATCGGATCCAAACATCCAGAGTTTGACGCAACTCAATCCGATAACTTAACAGGTAAATATTCTTATTTTTCTTATAAAGGCGTTAATACATCTTATCTTTGGCGAAAGGGTTCCGAATATTTACAGTCAAAAAATAAAAATTTTTCTCCTCTTGGTTTAGACATATTGCAAGTTAACCACAATTTACTCAATAAAAAAAATCCAAATTATTTGGCAGGTCACGGCGGAATTTTACAATTCGATCCCGTAACAAAAGATCGACTATACTATAGTGTTACTCGTGAAGATTTTAAAAATAATCAATGGATTGTCTCATCTTTAATATTTAATGATCCGATATATAATGAATTTGTGTCAACGCCTGTTATAAATGATAGTTATAGTTGCATTTGTGAACAGATTTTTAAACCCGTTAAATGTAATAATGGAAAAACATATTCAAATTTATGTCAAGCAATGTGTGATGGTCAAGTAGAAGGAAATTGTGTGGATCTTGTTCTATGTGGAGATCAAGTAGATCAAGTTAAAGAAAATTGTGCGGAAGTCATTACATTTTAGTATTTACATTTCTTTATCAGGAATAACCTATTTTACATAAATGTTCAAGTTTTCTAATTCACTTTAATCCACTTCTTCAATATTTGGACCTGATCCCGAATGCGAACTCTCATTCGGACCACCACCCCCGTCTCCTCCTCCATACAACTTGGAAACAATTGGCGCAACAATGCCCTCCAACTTCTTTTGCTCAGCTTCATATTGTTCCGCATCCGTTTCTGACCCTGACGCCGTTTCCAGCCATTCGAGCGCGGATTTGCACGCGCCTTCAATTGTTGCGCGATCCTCATCTGTCAACTTGTCTTTTAATCCAGGTTCAGATGTTGAATTCTTCACCGAATATACATAGTTTTCAAACCCGTTTCTAGCATCGATTTTTTTCTTGTGTTTTGCGTCTTCCTCCTTGTATCGCTCCGCCTCTGAAACCATGCGCTCAATGTCATCCTTCGACAGTCGCCCCTTGTCATTCGTAATTGTGATTTTATTCGATTTTCCACCCGCTTTATCCATCGCATTCACATTGAGAACGCCATTCGCATCCAAATCAAATGTCACTTCAATCTGTGGAACGCCACGAGGAGCGGGAGGAATGCCGTCCAGCTGAAATTTGCCCAGAATGTTATTATCCTTCGTAAGCTGGCGCTCACCTTCAAACACCTGAATTAGAACGCCCGGCTGGTTATCCGCATATGTTGAGAATGTCTGACTCTTTTTACACGGAATCGTCGAATTCCTCTCAATGAGTTTGGTCATCACGCCTCCAGCAGTTTCAATTCCCAGCGACAATGGTGCAACATCAAGCAACAAAATGTCTTGCGTAATTTTCGATTGATTGCCTGTCAAAATTGCCGCCTGTACTGCAGCACCATACGCCACCGCTTCATCCGGATTAATCGAACGATTCAGCTCTTTGCCATTGAAATACTCCGTAAGCAAACTGCACACTTTCGGAATACGCGTCGAACCGCCAACCAACACAATCTCGTTAATACTGCTTTTCGACATTTTAGAATCCCTAAGAACGCGATCCACTGGATCAATTGTCGAACGAAACAAGTCAATACACAACTCTTCGAATTTCGCGCGTGTAATTTTGGTCATGAAATCCGACCCATCAAATAGTGAGTCCACTTCAATTGTCGTTTCTGTAGTCGCCGAAAGCGTACGCTTGGCGCGCTCACACGCAGTTCTCAACCGCCTGAGTGCCCGATTATTACCGGTTGGGTCCTTCTTTGTCTTGCGTTTAAACTCTTGTACACACCAACTCACCAACCGGTTGTCAAAATCCTCTCCTCCCAAATGCGTGTCTCCTGCAGTAGCTTTTACCTCAAAAATACCATCATCAATTGTGAGAAGCGACACATCAAATGTTCCGCCTCCCAAATCGAAAATTAAAATATTACTTTCTCCTTGCCCTTTTTTATCGAGACCGTATGCAATCGCGGCAGCAGTTGGTTCATTAATAATGCGCAAGACGTTCAGACCGGCAATTGCCCCTGCATCTTTTGTTGCCTGTCGCTGACCATCATTGAAATATGCCGGAACTGTAATTACCGCGTCTTTCACCGCATCACCCAAATAGCTCTCCGCGGTTTCCTTCATCTTTACTAGTACCATTGCAGAAATTTCTTCCGGGGAAAATGTCTTTTCTTCGCCCTTAAAATGTACCTGAATATGCGGCTTGCCACCGTCTTTCCCAACCACTTTGAAAGACCAGTGTTTCATATCATTTTGAATACTCGAATCATCAATCTTTCTGCCAATCAAACGCTTAGCGTCGAATACTGTGTTTTCCGGATTCATTGACACCTGATTTTTTGCTGCATCTCCGATAAGGCGTTCGCTTTCCGTAAATGCGACATAAGACGGCGTTGTTCTATTTCCTTGATCATTTGCAATAATTTCTACGCGCTCATTCTGCCATACACCAACACACGAATACGTTGTTCCTAAATCAATCCCGATCGCTTTTGACATGTTTTATATAATTTATCTTGTCGTAACCTAATCTAAAAAAATCTTTTTAAATGATTTCAATAAATAATTTTAACGTTTTCAAGAATTAGTTTGATTCGTTATAAAATATATTAAAACAATTTAAACCAATTTTTAATATATTATAAAGAATTGAATTTTAACATTATTTAATTTATTAATGAAAACTAAAAAAATTAAAACTGAATCAAATTCAGTCGTCGTGGTTGTTAAAGAAATGGAAACGTCGTCGTCGCCTTCGTCAGAATCACATACTATTAACACGGGCGTCGCGAATGAAAATAGTGATAGCAATGACAATAATTCAAACAATGAAAATAAGAACCTTGTTGAAATTGTTGAAAATATAACTTTAAATACAGTTATCGTTGAAAAGAAAAAAAGAGGTAGAAAAAAGCTAATTAAACCCGATACGGTTACTGCCGATTCTCAAAAAAATAAAAATATGGAAAATGATAAAGTAGAAGAAGAGAATATGAAGAATTGTGATGAGAATGTGGGTAAAACTATAAGTACAGGTATAGATAAAAAAGAAAAGAAACAACCCAAAATCAAGATTCCAAAGATTGACAAACAGCAAAGTAAAGAATTATGTAGTAGCGAGAATATTCAAGATCCAACATCATCCTCGCCAACATTGACAAATGTAGTTGTTCATAAGAAACGGGGGAGAAAACCGCGAGGTGGCAAAATCATTCATGAAAATCAAATGCAAACAAATAATAGTCCAGAAGTTCCAAATATTATATTACATTTAAAATGCGTCTTGTCAGATTTGAAAAAAAATGAATTAATTTCAAATAAAATAGATACGTATAGCAATGATAAAAAAGGAGGGATATTATGTTATAATGAACATGATCAGAATAGTATATTTTCTTCAAATGTCTCAAATATAGCAAATTATGAAAAATGCGACAAAAATAGAAATTACAATAAAGATATTGTCGTTAATGCGATGAAAGAAGATGAACAAATGGATTCGGAGAATGTGACGAAAATAATATCATCCGCTCCGAATCAAAAATATGATCCATCATCATTTTCTTCAAAAAATACACATCCTGCTACAGTCGATACAAATACAAATCCCATTTTTGCCTTTTCGGATAAAGAAATTGGCGAATGCGAATTAGAGTGTAAAAATGCAACGAATAAAGAAATATGGAAACGAATTTCACAACTTAAGTTGAATTTTCATAAAAATGATTCATTGGGTATACAACGTTCTGCGTGTTTCTGGGATACTTGTGAATTTGATACACCTCCAATTCATATTCCAATGTCGTCAACTAAGGGGTATGGATGTTTTTGTCATCCCGAATGCGCCGTAGCTTTCTTGATGAATGAAAATATCGACACGTCGATTAAATTTGAACGTTATTATCTTTTGAATTCTATATACGGCCCGATATATAATTACAATAAAAGTATCAAACCGGCAGCGAATCCGCATTATTTGTTAAATAAATTTTATGGAAACTTAACAATCAATGAATATCGAAAATTGTTTCAATGTGAACAAGTTGTATATATGGTAAATAAACCGCTTACCAATGTTTTACCCGAATTATATGAAGATAATAATGATTTTTTTATTGGGAATAAAATTATTCAAAATAATACAATCGAAATAAAAAAAAAAGTCGTTAAAAATGCAAAATCTTCGATTATAAATGAAGCATTTGGTATAAAGTAAAAATAAAAAGTATTTATCTAATTTATCTAATATTATTTAATAAAAAATAATCTTTATTAAATAATTAAATTTTTTACACAAAAAATAGTTTAGATAGAGAGTTTCTTTTTATTTAATGGACATAATTGAAAAGTTGCCGGATGACATTGTTTTGCATATTTACACGAAATGTTTGAAGAGATATCGTTTTTGTAAAGGCAAGCTCATTAAACTGATTGATCTAGATAAATATTTATTTTTAGAAAAATATATTTGTCGCCGGATTACCCAGTTTTATCAACTTCATTCGAATGATGCGAATGAAAAAAGATATCGTATAGATTACTGCATTCCAAATGTAAGTGAAATTTACAATAGAAAAGATTTATATGTAGATAATGATATGATTTGTATGGAATTAACAGAAAATGATAATGATAATTTATTGCATTATGAAGTTTCAATATTTCGTCTTAAGCGGATTGAAGATATAAATAATGTAAAATCTCCCACAATTTATTACAGGGGTGGGTTGACTGATTACGATTGGGAGGTGGTTAATTATTCTTATAAACATATAAGCTAACATTTAATAAGTAAATGAATGCGCTCTTTTTTATAACATAAGATCCTTATTTTTTATTTAAAAAATTTTTATTAATCCATTTTTTCTTTAATTGTATTATTATTATTATCATTTTTTATTAATTCGTTTAAATTTTCATTTTTTTTATTTTTTGTTTCTATAACTTTTTTTATTTCTTCTATTTTTTTTGCTCTCTCTTGTTGCATAATAAAATTTCGCGACCCAGCATCCATGATATTTCGTATCACTGAAAAAACTTTTTGATTTTTTGTTTTGTTTGCATTTTCATCTTTTTTGGGCGCAATCCCGAGGTAGTCACCAACGACTTTCATTACATCATGATTACATTCTTCCAACTTTTGAGTTGCTTCGATTTCATCATAGTTTGTTTGTGTCATTATAAATTGAATTTGTTGTTTGTGCCGAATTTCCATTTTTTCCTTTAACAATTCATTTCTCCGTTGCTGTTCTTCTTTCTTTTTTTTTACAATATCCGTTTCTGAAGGATGTTGCTCTTGCTGTTGCGATTGCTGTTGTTGCTCCATTGATGATGAATGTTGTCTAAATCTATATATATAGTTTGTATTAAATATTTTTTAAATCATATTAAACAAACATTTATATTAAATATATCATAGTTGTATCAAACAAAATTAAACAGATTAATGAGTGCCGAAAATACACAAAATAAAATCGTAAATGTCCGTGGAGTTCAATTTGACATATCTTCTATATTAAATGATGTTACCGTATCAATACAAAATAATATTCAAAGGTCGCTGGATGGTGCATTAAAAGATTATGAATTATACAAATCAACGCATGATGCTATACTTCAAATACCTTTTGTTCGTGATCTTTACAATCGAAATCAAGAATTAATTTCACAACTTGACCAACCCATTCAGTTAAAGATTGATGAGATTTTACCCCCCCCTTCTCCTGTAGTGATGCGTTCATATTTCCAATTTGACTCAAAACAAAATGAAATGAATAAAAAACTATCTGACGAAGAAGAGTCGACGGGTATAGTTCAAAGCGAAAGCGAAAGTGAAAGCGAAAGCGAAAGTGAAAGTTCAATTGAATTAGAATCGAGCGAAGAAAATGAAAGTACAAGCGAATCAGATGTAGAATCAGATCAAGAAGAAGAAGCAAGCGTAGTAGATGAAGATGCAGAAGCAGAAACGGAAGAAGAAGATGCAGAAGCAGAAACGGAAGAAGAAGATGCAGAGGAAGATGCAGAAGCAGAAACGGAAGTAAAACAAAAACAAAAAGAAGATGCAGAAGAAGATGCAGAAGCAGAAACGGAAGTAGAACAAAAACAAAAAGAAGATGCAGAGGAAGATGCAGAAGCAGAAACGGAAGTAAAACAAAAACAAAAAGAAGATGCAGAGGAAGATGCAGAAGCAAAAACGGAAGTAGAACAAGAGGAAGAAGAAGAACAAGAGGAAGAAGAAGAACAAGAGGAAGAAGAAGAACAAGAGGAAGAAGAAGAACAAGAGGACGCAGAAGAGGAAGTATATGAAATTGTTATTAAAAATGTTACTTATTTTACAACAAATGAAAATGATGGAGATATTTATTCATGTGTAGATGGTGATGTTGGCGAAGTTGTAGGAAAATTCAAAAACAAAAAACCGGTCTTTACGAGACGAAAATAAAAAAAAAATATTAAAATAGTATTAAATTAAATTTAAAATCTAAAAAATGAAATAAATAATAAAAGTTTGTTAATTTTTATTATTTTTATAATTATATATTATATACATTTTTATTTATTGATTGAATCGTTATATCATGATTGTTGAATATATCTGTCCACCCGCAATATTATATTTAGCTTTTTCTATCACTCAAATAATAATTGATATGTTTAGAGGTGAAACAAATACCGCATTTTTAAAATTTATTGTTATGATCATATTTACACTCGCGCTTAATTTATTATGCAGCGCGGGATTGGGTATTATTTCATGGTTTATTGTTTTTATCCCGTTCATTTTAATGACATACATTACTACAGTTTTAGCTTTTGCATTCGGAATACCCAAAAAGGATAATTTACGACCCGAACGCAAATCACGCGAAGATCACGAGCGCGAACGAAATCACGACATTATAGGCGGTTGCGCTGGAACACGTTACGGTTGTTGTTATGACGGAATTACAGCAAAAGTAGATCATCGCGGCTCAAACTGTCCACACAAACCTCGACCCAAACCCGATCCAAAACCTCATCCTGAACCTCAACCTCATCACCATAAAAAAAATATTGGCGGTTGTGCCGGACAACAGTATGAATGTTGTGAAGATGGAGTGTCAACAAGGCCTTGTCCAAAAGGAATGGTTCCGATTCCTAATAGTAGCAATGCTTTATGTGCCAGTAGCGAATTCGGTTGCTGTTCAGACGGAAAAACGACCGCAATTGCGCCCCCATGTAAAGGTGAAACTAGTCCAATAATATAAATTATTATTTATTAATAAATCATAGAATAAATAAATAAAATATATATTTATGTAAAATATATAAATATATTTTAATATGTTATTATATAACTTCAATTTTATTTGTTATAATAAAAATAAATAAAACAACAATGAATAGAAATTTTATTTTTTGTAAAAGTATAAAAGAAATGTATCGCAATAATTGTAGTGATTTTGCCGTTGCAGAAATAGAAGAAGTCACACTTCATTATTTTCTTCCAGTATTGTTTGGTCTATCATGTGCTCTTTATGTAAAAAATAATAAAGAGTTAATTTCTGAGATTTTGTTTCAAATTGGTTATAAATCATTTTTAGCAGCAACAAAAGTATCAAATGCCTACAGAAGAATTAAGAATTTTTTTGTTTCTTCGGATTCCATGAGTGTCGTTAATAAAAAAACATATATTTATGATGAAATAAAAGTAATTAAAAATGGAGTTCGCCACGCGTCGTTTGAAACGATGGCGACATTTAAGGATTCGTCTTATTT